CACTTCAAATGTCCAAAGTGTGAATATGAAGAAGATATCACAATTAAGGGTATGCAAAATTTTTTCGTCTAATTTTTCGTTATGATAATCTAAGCAACTATTATCAGACGAACTTTGCTTTAATGCAGCATCACAAGTATAGTTTGACTGAGCTTGAAAACATGTTGCCTTGGGAAAGAACAATTTATGTTGATTTATTGGTGAAGTATTTGAAAGAAGAAAAAGAACGATTAGAGTTACAGAAAGCAAGTAGAAAACGATAATGGCAGATTTCGCATCTCGTTACATCTCTGAAGTAGAAAGTGGCAAAGGCCTTTTTGGTGGTGCCAAATCTGCTTTGGAAGGAACATCAAAAGATGTTGGTAAAAAATTCTCCAAAGAGAATTTGGTTAGAAGCACCTTTGGTGGTGATGATATTTTCTCGGCTCTAATTCGTTCAAAGTTAGGCGTTAAAAAGAAACCAGAAAAAGAAAAAGAAAAGGCGCCAACAAAAGAAGGTGCACCTGAGGGCGGCGAAGGCGGTGGATTCCCTGCTGAAGGTATTAGTTTTCTAAAGATAATTGCAAAAAACACCATGTCACTTCCTTGGATGGCAAGAGACATGAATGTGCTTCGTCAAAATCTTCAAAAACTTGTTAAAATTAAAGCAGGTCCTCAAAAGAAAGGTGTTAAAGCATATGCAACTGGTGCTGATGCATACTTTTTAAGAGAAGATGAAAGAGAAGCCGCATTAGAAGCACAAAGAGCAAAAGCGGCAGGTGGTCCTAAACCTGCTGCGGGTGGTGAAGATAAAGGTGGTGAAGGTGGTGGCGGTTTAATTAATACCATCGTTTCATTCTTTAGTGGCGGCTTTATGAAAGCCGTTCGATTCATTTTTAATCCAAAAAATTTAGTAAAGATTTTTTCTAAAGTATTTCTCCCAATTGCAATCATAGGTTCTTTGTTTAATGGTATCATGGATGGTTTTAAAAGATACCAAGAAACGGGAAGTTTTAGTGATGCAATTGTTGCCGGTCTTGGTGGTGTATTAAAGTTCATCACCTTTGGACTATTTGGCGAAGATACTTTAAAAACACTTTTTGATTCTATTAGTAATTTCTTTGCACCAATTACAGAAACAATTTCTAATGTATTCAACAACATTAAAAATTTCATTAAAGGATTGTTTGGTGGTACAGTTGATGTAGAAGATAAAGGTCCTAAAGAAGCAGAAAAAGTCCCACCTACAATGCCTGATACTAAACAGTTTACGGCAGAAGGTGTGATGGCATCTGGTGATTCTACACCAAATGCAAAACAATTAACAACTGATATCGCAAAGGCATCTGGTGCTTCAGATGAAAAGGCATCAGACATTAGTGGTCTGTTCGGTTCGGTTCAATCTGGTGATACAAAAGGACTTTTCCAAAAAGCACAAAGATTGGCGGAAAAATATCCCGAAGCACCTACAACACCTACAACGCCAACTCCTGAGGGGCAAGTTTCTTCGGAACAGGCACAAAGAAATTACGATTTAAATAAACGATTAACTGCCGATGCATCAAAGATGATGGGTGTTCCTCTATCAATGCCAGAACCACCATCACAAGTAGCGTCTGCAACACCATCTGCACCTTTACAAACCACACCATCGCCTTCACCACAACTGTCTGATTCGGATAAAATCAAACAGTTAGAAGGTTATATTGAAAATAATAAAACTAGGTTCGCAAAGAGAGAATCGGATGCGGCAAGACACATCGATTCATTTAAAAAGAGATATGCAAACGATCCAGAGCGTGTAAGAGAATTAGAAAATGATTACGCACAAACTCTGTCGGTAGAAAAGAGAGAAATGGAAAACGCTAACGCAGGTTTCCAAAGTCAAATAGATGCATTGAAAAAATCATCTAAAACTACTGTAACCGCATCAAGTGGTGCATCACCATCTGTTGAACCTAGTAGTCCACAATCTTCTGCTTCAGAAGTTTCTGGCGGTGGTGCTTCAAGTGGTGGTTCATCAGCAAGTTCTGGTAGTTCTGCCGAATCAGTTGCATCGGCACCAAAAGCACCTTCTGGTTCAGACATTCTACAATCTTCTTCACAAGTTGCAGAGGGACAAAGAATGGAATCTGCCGCTGACATGGGTTCTGTCATTAACGCACCAACAACAAATACATCGACTGCATCACAAGGTAAACCACCTAATACAATCGCTGATGCATATGACACCGAATTCGCAAAACTCTTAGCGACAACCGCATAATATGGCAGATATTAAGGCCGCACTCGGCAGTTCTTTCAAATCATTTATGCCTTCTTACAAAAAGAAGGAAGAAGAATCTACATCTCCAAAAAGAGAGAACCCTGCAACATTCTTAAAAATCATTGCAAAGAATTTCATGTCTATTCATTTAATGGCTCGTGACTTAAATGTTGCGAGACAGAATACACAAAAATTGGTTAAACTTGAAGGTGGTGAACCTGCAAAAGGTGCGGATGCATTTTTCTTAAAAGCAGGTGAAAGAGAAAAGAAACTTGAAAGTGAAATGGCAAAAGAACAGGAGAAAAAACCTGAGCCAGTAAAACCTAAAAAAGAAAAAAGTTTCATGCAAAAAATCATGGAACAATTTAAGGTTGATAAAATTATTAAAGCATTTCAAAAATACTTTTTGATTGCAGGTATTCTTTTAATTATTTGGGACTTATTCAAAGAGGCATTTGTTGAATGGGCAAGTAATCTATACGACACCATTAGCCAAAAATTCGATGAGTTTGTAGAGAAGATAAAGAATTGGTTTGAAGAAACTATTCAACCAATCATCGATAAAGTAAAAGAATTTTTAAAACCATTTATTGAGGCAATTGCAAGAGTTGTTGATGCAATTGGTAACTGGTTCAAAGAAAAGATAGATTGGTTTGCAAAAGAGTTTCCAGAAACATTTGCATTTATCAAAGGTGTAATTGATAAAGTTATGGTTGTTGTCAATTTCTTAAAAGAGAAATTAGACAGAATTGTTCGGGCAACTAGAGAAGCTACGGCTCAACTTGCAGAAAAAACAAAAGAAGTTGCAGGTAGAGCAGCCACAGGTGTAAGACGATTCTTTGGTTTAGAAAAGAAAGAAGCGAAACCAAAAGAACCACCTAAAGTTAGAGAAGTTGTTTTAGATGAAAAAGGAAGATTCAAAGAAGCGCCAGTAAGACCTGCGCCGCCTCCTGATTCAATATTAATTCCATCACCAGATGGAACAAGACCATCTCCTGCGCCAGCGCCAGTACCGGCACCTGCACCTGGTGGTGCAAGAAAACCTAGTGCCGCACCAGAACAACTTCCAAGTGGAACTCCAGGTTTAATTGTAAATGCTTTGAACGAAACAGGTGTTACTTCACCAAAAGCACAAGCGAATGTTTTGGCAACTGTTAAAGCAGAATCTAATTTTAAAGTTCAAAGTGAAAATTTAAACTATTCAACACCAGAAAGAATTCAACAAGTTTTTGGTGCGAAAAGAATACCTTCAGTAGATTTTGCACGACAGTTTGTGGGAAATCCTGAAGGACTTGCGAATTATGTTTATAAGACAACTGATGGAAATTCAGCACCAGGTGATGGTTTCAAATATCGTGGTCGTGGTTTTATTCAACACACAGGTAAAAACCAATACGCTGCAATTTCAAAAGCAACCGGTGTAGATGTAGTTAGCAATCCAGATGCCTTAAATTCTCCCGAAATAGCTGCAAAAGCAATTCCATGGTTCTTCTTAGGTTATAAGAGATTAAAACCTGAAGATATGGATAATATGAGTAAGGTCAATAAGGCAGTTGCGTTTGCTGACCCAACAGGTAAAAAAGCACTTGATAGAGAGGCATCAGCACAACAAATCTATGCATCAATGTCGGGAACTTCAGGAACACAGGTTGCATCCTCATCAACTTCTTTGGCACAAGGTCAAAGAGAATCACAAAAACCATCAACACCAATTGTGGTCAATGCACCGGTAACAACGACTACTGTTGTCAATAGAACTGAAGTTGCTAAGGCGCCTCCTCCAAAAGATACTGCTACAACTCTAGCCGCTCGAGTGGCATAATAAAAAACCCCGCCGAAGCGGGGTTCAAACTAAGAGAAGGAGGTAGGCTTAGTTTGATTCTGCTAGTGACTTGAAGTAATCCAAATCTTCATCATCTTCTGAAATTGCTTTATCAATCACAGATACATCATCATCTTTAATTGAAGAAACAACTGAATCGGCTGCCTTGGTTTTAGCGGCAGCAGGTGCGCCATCAAAACCTAGAACTTTGTCAAGGCGTTCTTTCAGTTTATCATATGATTTGAACTGTTTCTTTTCAGAGAACTCTTTCAAACCAAATTCTTTCTTCCACAATTCCTCAAGTTTCTCATCATTACCATCAAAGAGTGCGGACTTATCTGCAAACTCTGACTTATCATAATTACGATAACCTTCAACATTACGAATCTTCAACTTGAAGTTGGCACCTTCCCACATATCAAATGGGTTAACAGGTGTCTCATCAGCAAACTCAGGATTCATTGCTTCTGTAATCTTATCAAAGATTTTCTTACCAAACTTGAATAGTTTGATTTGACCTTCATTGGCAGGGTTACTTGGGTCAGAAATCACAAGAATATTTGCGATATAAGATAGTTTACGCTTTTGTTTGCGAGCGATATCCTTGTTCGCTTCAATGCCAGAATTCCATAGTGTATTGTTGTGTTCACAAACTGGACATTTTTCATTGAGTGTCGTTAGACAGTTATCAATGAACCAACCGCCTGGTCCTTGAAATCCATGTGAGAACACACGAACCCAAGGAAGAGCATCATCACCATCGGCGGCAGGAGCGGGAAGAAAGCGAATAACGGCCATGCCATTACCTGCCTTATCTACTTCTGGTTGCCAAAAACGATTATCTTCTTTTGAACCGGCTTCTGCGGTTTGGGTGGTAGCTTCAATCGCCTTGGTAAGTTTATCCAAATCATTGCGACTGCGCTTGAGATTAGCAAAACTGCTCATTGTATTTCCTTTCGTATAAACGGAGTATTAACGGTATATAAACGACTTATCCACATAAACATAATATATCATATATTTAGTGTTCATGCAATCAGAGTTTTCAACTTTTCGATAGTTTCGCCTAAATCTTTGTGATGTATGCCGATACCACCTGCTTTATTGAAAGCCTGAATAACATCTAGGGTGTCATCCACTAGAACGATGCCTGGTCCTGCATAGTCTCTTTTGTGTTTACGACCAGGCACAACATTTGGTTTAAATGCAATTCCATTTTTCTTCAACCAAATAATTTTCTGTTCTTGTACCTCAGTATGATATTTTTCACCACCAGATGAGGTGAGAATTTCAACTTCGATTCCTTTTTTGGCAAGTTCTTTTGCAAACTTGACCATTTCTTGACCACCAGGCCACCAAGGCAGGTGTTCAAAACCTTTTTTGTTTAAAATGAAATCTGGCCATTCTTCTGTCCATAATTTCTTATCACGGTTCTTTAGTGTATCTGGTCCATAATGTCCAGAAAAACTCCCTTCGAAATCAGAGAGAACACCATCCATATCGAGGTATAATTTTTTCATTGTATAACCTTTTTCAGTATCATTTTGTATTTTACAACATCTTGTGGTAGAAATGAGGCATACTTTTCACACTTACGCCGAAAATCAGGCCAACGAATTGTATCGGTGAGTTTTTTGTCCCACATAGGGAAGAAATTTAAAATCTTATTGAGAATACAAAGAGTTTCAATTGATACCTCATTACGCAATGTCTTTGTCAGTAATACCGGGTAATTACCATCGGTATAGATGAGTTCGTTTGGGTCTTTTACATTCTCAAACAAGGTTCTACAATCATTCTCAAACACATAGGAAAGACTTTGGAGAGTTTTCTTTCTTGCTCTGTATCTTACTTCAGCATCTTCACTTAACAAGTCTCCAACCCACAACCTTTCTGTCACCATTAAATTGGCAACAATAAAATCGGTAAGGTCGTCTTTGTTGGAATACTTCCGAGATAGCTTGTAGAAATGATACTTGTCTTTTCGGTTCTCAAATGAGGTAACATTCACATTTGATTTTCCGTTGTATTTAAAAAAATCGTAGGACTCTTGTGTGAAATGTAGTTTTAGTGATTGATATAATCCAAATGCTTCATAACCAGTCATAGTGGTAGACGAGAACTTTTTTCTTTCAACATGTTATTATCCATGGCATCGGCAGTCAACTTTGCTTTCAAGTTGGCATTGACCAATGTTGCGGCAACTTCAATTTCTAAGCCAGTTTGTTTACAGTATTCTACAATCGCTTCTATGTGATTGTAGTCTGTATTGGCAACCAACGCATCAATTGCCTTTGCAAACTTTGACATTTCCTCTTTGGTTGGCATTTACCAGGTACCCTTTGGACAATTATCATCATAGCAATTGTGGACTTTCATCACAGTTTTATCTAAACCGCAAACTTGACATTTGGTTGGGTTTGCAGAAAGTGTGATAGTATCTTCACCTGCCATTGTTGAGAAAGGCCATACAGGTTGTGCAGCACCATAATTAGAAACATCTAAATTGATATCTGAGATATTAGAAAAAACCAATGTATCATCTTCTTTCACCACATCTTTTAGTGTAATGGGACCTTTATTCAATTCATTTACTGTCCAGTCCCATGCACTAATTTGTTGTTCTTCACTTGGTTGTAAAAATTCTTCTTCATTTACAAAATCCAAACGACCTTCAAAATGAAATCCTGCGCCACGCAAGAACATTTCAAATTCATTCAAAATATCATCCAATGTTTCTGCATTGAATTCAACGGTTCTCTTAGATTGAATACTATGCACAAAAGGCATAGATTCTTCCTGACAAACAAAAGTAAATTTAGACATTATTTCACCACACTTTCATAAAGATTTTCAAATTGTTCATGCACAGCAACTTCTTCATCAAAGTTTTGCTTGTGATAAACCCTCACCAACTTCGCAACTAACTTTTTAGGTAATTGCATTTGCTTCGATGTTTCTGCAATGCTCTCACGAATAAAGTCATTCTCACCTTCGATTCGTGTCATAGAATCGGAACAATCTTTTACAATCTTAAACAACTTCTCACGGTCTGGTTGCGAAAGTTGGTTGATGGTCAACTGTTGAACTGCCATAATAAAACTCCTTCAATTATTTTTTAGCGGACGATGCTACATTATGAGACTGTGCTGACGCCGCAAATGCAACACAAATCAAATCATCACTTTTGGCATATGAACAACGAACTGATAGTGGGTCAATTCCCTTTGCAATTGCATTGTCAATATTTCCTGCCATTAATTGACGGTCAGTAATGTAGTAGTAACCCATACTGCCGATGGTTGCCAAAACAATTAGTGTCAAACAAATAATAAATGTAGAATCTAACTTGATTAAATCGGATACTTTTGCGTTCATAATACTTTTAAATCCTTTCGGTTATAAAAAATGTGTCTGCCAATTACTGCGGTTTTCTCCATGTTTTTCCAACCAGGTTTAACATAGTCAGCATGATAGAATAAGGCACCTTTCGTTGGGTCAGACAACAATTCATAATTTGCATAAACATATATTGCCAAATTTCTAATGTCATTATACAACGGTTTCGAACCATCTGTCAAGACCTTACTGTTGTATATTGCCTTAGGTCTATCTTCGCAATACCAAGAGAATTGGCAAACACCGTGGGCCTTTTGTTTTACGACACCACAAATATCGGATTCAAAATATTTGCTTTTAACCCGATTGAGTGTGACAAATGCAACGGCAACTTTACCTTCATCAGGCTCATAACCTGCCTCGAAATAAATGTTTTGTGCCAAACATTCAATTTCTTTTTTTGCATCTGCCGTTAAATTGTTATAGTATGCTTTGTATGGCATACTTTTGCTTTGGTTCATATGTGCCATCGCAAGACCAAAAAATAAAATTCCTGCGATTAAGGCTAAAGTAGTTAAAATGCGAACTTGCATATTTCTCCTTAATTAGTTAAGGACCGCAGATACAAATATCCACGGCCCAATCCCGTATCAGGTGGACTTTTTGCTAGTCTTTTCTTGTGTAGTATTAGGGATTTGTGAAACGAAGCCGTTTAACTCAGTTGCTTTCTTAATGATTTCGGCTTCAGATGGATATGGAGGGTAACCTGGATGTGCAGGTAATTCCGTTCCATGTATTTTAGCAATCTCGCATTTGGTTGCATACTCATTTGCGATTTGCTCTCGCTTTCCGTAGTAGTCTTGCTCTAGCATTGTTTGTGCCATCTTGAGCAATTCCAATCGGATTTCGAATGGTGTCATATTTGACATAATTTTCTCCTGTGTGTTTTGTGTGTTTACCGGCGGTTGTGTGTATGCCGGTATCTTATTTAGTAATCACCAAGCCCAAGAAACGCAAGAATACCTAACGCCTTTTGTAACTGGTTTTACTGTATGAGGATAAAGAAAACAAGAAGGAAATACTACTGCGGATCCTTCTTTAAACTTAATTTCTTTATCATCGAACATAATAAATTCACCACCCTCATAACCATCATTCAAAATGGCAAGAAAAGTCAATGTGGGAATTCCTTTTCTCTGTCCATCAAACATTGAATGAATATGGTCACAATGTAGTGCCATCAATCTATCTTCATTGTAACGATTAAATCTGACTTCACTATAACCTTGCCACGAATTGAACCATGCAAAGTTTAAGTCTTTTGTATATTGATGATAAGCATCCCAAATTCTTTGCATCACATAAGGTTTAGTAGTGATACCTTGTTGCCAAGAAACATCTAATTCACGATTGCCACTTTGAGTATTATATGAACCATCTTGTGCATTGTAAAATGTATGTTGTTGCCATTGTGCAGATTCTAATTCTTTAATTGTTTGTTTGCACTTATCGGCATCAATCCAATTATCGTAAACTTTCACATATGATTCGATGTTTCTATCCATTCTTAATCCCACAATCCTTGATAATATTTACCAAACAAACGAAAGCCATTATTCATTCTTTCTTCAACTTTTTTGATACCATCATAATCACATTTGTAGGTGTGATTTGGTCCATCTGCCATTTGATAGAATTTGTGTTCGCCTTTTGGTACTTCGTTACCATCTTTATCAACAGGCACCCACTTTGTATCAAAGTTACCAGAACTAAATTCATCTTGCCAAGAATCATCAACCTTATGCTCAAATGCAAAAATCATTTCATCGAGAACATAATCCCATCTTTTGAAATGGTTGTCATCGGTATCCCACTCATTTTCTTTTGGTGGTGCAGATGTGGATTTTAATTCTTCGGGAACATCTTCATCATCAACATAAGGTGCACCATGTTTGGTGTCTTTCAATTGTTTCAACATGGGAAGAATGATATATGATAGAGTGTGGTCCATCGACCAAGTATCCCATCGGTCAATCTTCACATAATCAATCTTGCGGTCAACTTTATCCCACACCCATTGAATTGCACGACTGATTGGCACCAAACGGTCAGACCAAACTTCAACCCACTCTGGATGTTCAATGTATTTGTATTCACCGTTCATCTCTTTGATTGCCATATCAAGTCCACGGTTTCGGCTACATTTAGACCAATCTGTCCAAAAGAACATGTAGTCCAAAATTGTATAGGGACTAATCCAATGGTCTTTGTA